ACTCAATTTACACTGCCTGTACTCAGATGTAAATTGCCTCGTCTTAATGTGGATGAGGACCCAGTCGTTTTAAGTTGTTATAAAAGAAGATCAAGACCGGTGTGGTCACATTTTCTATTCGTCGGCGACTGCGGACGAACGTGTGTCAGAGATGATCTGGTTTAACGTGTACATGTAAACATGTGTCACGGAGCTAGAACTTGAAAAGATGTGCTCAGGGCGGGTTCTTTGAAGACAGGGTCTAGTATATCAGTGATATCCTAACGTAGAGGTTAGGCTGATGGGGGTTAACTAGAATCACGATCGTAGTTGAAAGTGTTTTAATTTTGTTGAGAACTAGTAAGTTTTAAGTCTGTGTTCAGTAGACTGAAAGAAGAAAGAAAATTATACGATTAAAAACCCAACTTAAAGGGATGGGTTCTAAGGAATTCAAGGAGATGGGGAAACATATCGATTTGGAAGTGGAGAGATAATTTTGAAAATAATTTTGGTACTTTTTGAATTTTTTGTAGATATAGCCGGTACCATGTGGCAGTTAGGTTCTCGATAAGTAGGGACATAGCTGGAGGAGAAATAAAGTGAGTCTGGGGGACTGTGATTTTCTCTCCGTGCATGATGTAGTCGTTGAAGTCCTTACGGGAGAGGGCGCGCTGCCAAGTGTTAAGGTTTCCACTTTTAAATAGTAGGGCTAATTTTTTGTCCTTACGGAAGTGGTTAACGATATCAGACCAAAGGGGAGAAGACATATATTCGTTGGATAGAGCAAAGTTGTGTTTGTAGGGTTGATGATGTAAAAGGGTATCTCTTATTACATCTTGGATCTGTCTATCGGAAAGGAGAGGAATGTCGTCGTAGGTGAGACTCTGCTCAAGGTATTGAACAGAGGCGTCGATTATTGTAGGTCTGAAATCGAGGATCAGGTCGGCGATAGCACCGTTTGATGGCTTGTATTCCGTATTGTATTTTTTATTCATGTTTTTGATGAACGAAAAAACTGGGAGGTCGAGAGGTGGCATCTCACTCTGGGGTATATTGGGTCGTCTATTCATTTTAGTTCTAATCTTGAAATTGGTGTATGAATGGACGGGAGCGATACCAAGTCCTCCGAGTTCTGGAGTTAAGTGACAAAACCATTTAGTTTGAGCTAGAGAGAGGTTAATACCTTGAGTGTGGAGGTAATTCCAGATGTCGGTGTAGAAGTGTCTATAATCGAACGAGTCGTAGGAGACTCGCGAGTAGAACTGTAAAAAGTTTGTTGATCTGGAATGTATCTCTGCGATGAAGGTTGTATCCTCTCGAGTAGCGTAGGGGTTTCGCATGATTATGCTCTTGAGAACTCTGGTCGGGTACCCAGTTTTTCCTTTTTCTGTATATACATATCTTAAAAATTCAGTGGCGTGAAGAAGGATGAAATCTGTTTTTATATTTACTGTGTAGCCTCTATTGTTGTAGAGTGCTTTTTTGGCTACAATAGAAACGATGTCTGTATTAAAAGAGTTTTTGTCATCTCCAGTAAATTGTCGGTGCTCAGGGTCAGATTGCCTAAAGCCGAGGATTTTCATATCATTCTCGATGGCGTAGTCCTGACTACCATTATATATGGTGTTATGCCATTGTGTGAACCTACTTCCGGAAGGGTTTCCTTTGTTGAAGAGGAAGTAGTAGTCCTCGTAGCGGCCAATCCCGTGCGTGGAGGAGGTGATGTACTCGTTGATGCGTTCTTCTATGTCGGTGGCGTTCGGGAAAGCCACCTTACACAGTTGTTCTATGAAGCGTAAAGAAGACTCAATTTCAAATTTGTTTTGTTGGGCTTCACAGCTTTTTAAATCCATTGGATTCCCAAAGGCGGTTCTACAATGTTTAGATACGTCGAAGTCGAAGGTGAGTCGCTGTGGGGTATTTAGGAACATGGATGTATTGGAAGAGTTGACAAGGGGTTCAAGTACTTCGGCAATTAACGCGCCTTTTAAGTAAAAGGGGTATGCCATTGGTACGATGAGCCTGTTCCGTGATCCGAATTCTTGTTTTTGGACAGCGGTGACTTGGGCGGGTCTCATTTGTAGATAAGCTTCCAGTTGGTTCTGGGTGGTCTGGAAAGCTCTTGTCACCTTAGTGCGCTTAAGGGGAAAAGGACCTCGGTTGGTGGTGATTTTTCCGGTTGATAGGGTTGTAGTCCCACTAGTTCCGAACTCGATAAAGTTGTCAATGAAGTTGTCTTTGAGGTTCGTAATGGCATGGTTCTTCTTGATATCAAATGTTTTGAACAATTGTGACATACCATGTGTAAATGCAACTTCGGTTGGGGGGAGTTTGGGGTGGTGGTTTTTGTGTACCCAGTCATTCACAAACCATTGGTCTAATTGTTCCTTGTAAGTTTCTGCCATCTTGGGAACTGGCAGGGGAGGGAGCGCAATGGTGAAGTCCACGTAGGAAATCCAATTTGGGGTTAAGTGGTAGTTGAAAATTTTGAAAAGAGCGGATATCTCCTTGGAGATGTTGAAAGCATCATTATATGTGTATGTGTAATTGCGGTATATATATTTGTAGAAGTGACAGGGTTGAGGACGAAAGATCCTATAGAGGAAGAAAAAATCGGAAAAGGGTCCTAAGGAAACGTCAAAATATTTGGGTTTGTACCTAGTTGCTTTGTAAAGAGTGTTGGAAGTAAAGTAAGCTATTAATGGTTGGTCTTTGAATCCCTCTTCAAATTGGGTGTTCTTTGAATATGTTGCGTGATCTACGGCGAAGTATTTGTGGAAGCGTATGGAGTCAGAGAATATGGGGTGGGCCCTATTCATTAAATACTGACACTGTATCATGCGGATCCGTGTGTACCATAGTTTGGGGAGAGCAACATTTGGAGAGAAGAGAGGGTTACTATAGACACTCAATAAGAACTTAGTTACAAGGTGAGGTCGTTTGATAAAGAAATAGTTTATTTGACCTTCGTAGTCACGTTTTAAATGTTCCCTGTTCAGGTGAGCAGTTTTTCTTCTGATTGGGTCATCCTTGGGAATCTTATAATTCTCAATCGGAGTGTTAACAATGAAGAATCTGTACCCGGGTGGAAGCTGATCAGGGGAGTGAGCTAGAAGTATTTTATATTTTAGGTGACCAGCCGAAACAATTGAACGCCAATGGTTGTTTATGTTATCCCAGTCCATCTGTGTGGTAGCTGTGGATATATCGTCATCCATGATCTCTTTGGTCCTCTTGTTGAGGAGGGAGTCAATGTCTTGGAACATCCTGGGGTATTTCAGAGCCATAGTGGTCTTGCCGCTTACAGAGGGCATGATGACTGCAATGGGGGTTATGGCTTTGGACAGGATTTTGTTTTCCGAAATTAACCTATTGTAAAAGATCTTGAGTTCATCTCTGAGTGGTGAAACTCTGGGAATCGGATATTTAGAGCTGAATGGGGAGGGAAGGAATGGATTGGCCAGTTCGAATTGTTGTGATTTGGCAAGTGCATGGAGGAGACGTTCAAAGAAAAAAATCGGGGCAGGGGCATAATTCTTAAAGAAAGGGAGAGTGTTAAGAATTTTTAGTTGTAAAAACAAAGGAAATGAGCGTATTTTTTGAGAAACATCAACCATCTTGTCGATTAGTGAATGATGGATGTTGCTCTCTGGTAGTGGTTGTAGAGGTAAATCGGGAAACAGAAGGGAAGAGATGATTCCCATCTGTTGGGTTGTTTTTGGTAATAGTTGTATTTTCTTGTTTTTTTGCATCCTTGACCATTTAAAATAGTCAAGTTTGAAAGTGGAGTCATATATCGAAAACTCGCCTTTTAGTTTGTAGTTTTTTTGGCCGATGTTTGTCCGGTACAGGGAGACCTGGCCAGCGGTCCGGAGATTTAGTTTTCCGACAGGTTGGAGAAAGAGGGCTTCACCCTGTTGACATTACGGTTGATGTTTATGTCGTCGAAGATTTGTTCTTGTTCAACGCTAACATCTGTTGGTGTTGTGATCACAATGGAAGACTTCRGGTGAGACCAGTATTCTTCTTTGTTGAGTGARATCCTGTACTCAGTCTGAGTGATGACGTTCACCGCCAGGAGGTGGGTGGGGTAAGTGGGGGTTTTCACCCTGGTGGTGGAGGTACCCGTAATGTCGTTAAAGGTTTGCAAGGTTCCCAATCTGATACATAAGGAAATAAAATATTTTATCTGAGAAAGATTGGTGGTATAGCGTTGATAAGCGGATATTTTTTGGTTTGTGGCTGCGTCCCGTAGCGTCACCATATTGTTCTCGTTGACGGTGGAGAAACCAGAAAAATCAAACCTGGTGATTATTTGAGTAATCATCCTTAGGAAGTTATCTTCTGGACGTCGTCGGCGCTGAGATCTTACAACGCCCTCCTTATTGGGGGTGTTGTTGATGGTGGCTCTCTCAAAGTCTTTTTCTAGGTTTGAGAGGATAGGGAGTGGGTTAACCATGTTCATTTGTGTAAATCTGATCGGAACATGGTTGGTGGAGCAGGCCAGCAAGTTATCGAGATATTCGTTCCCGTCGTAGTCCAATTTATAGGGGTGGGAACAGGTGTAAGATTGAGTGGAAAAAGCATGAGCGACTTGGTTGAGAACACTGTCATCCATGGCAATACTGTTGGTGATGGAAATAACTTCCAGTGAATCACGAACATCATTCCCTGGTGGGAAGAAGGTGTCTCGCATAGGGATATTTTTTGTGTCAGTGTAGGTGTCAATGAGCCGGATTTGCTCTGTAGCGATAGCATCGAGAGTGGCGTTATGCTCGAACACTGTGTTAGTAGTGACCTTCCCAATAATGTCAGGCCATTGGAAGTTTAAAAGACCGGCAGTGATGAAAACGAACCAGTCGTGGTCGAAGAAAGGAATAACATAGTCAGGGTGTGCAATGAACTTGTTTGCGCCACCAAGATCAGAAGAGGGAGTATGATCTCTAAATCGGTTAAAGGCGACATTTGTGATACCGTCAGTCACATTGGCAACATAGGTGTCAGAGATGATGTATTCATCGTCTGTCATATCATCGGCTTTGATTTTGTAGCCGGTTAACCCAATGCGAGGGGTATTGATATAGTGAATGTCGAGTTTATCTTCCGTTTGAGAGATATCATGGACAGTGGTTGGCAATGGAGTAACGTGAGTCAAGTTGGCTGTTAAGTTAAGTAGATCTGCCAACTCTGTCTCAGTTAACATACATGACATGCTCTGGTTCATGGAGGCATTTAGTCTATTGACGTTGTCACGTGAGTATGTTAAATGTTCCTTGATATCCTTGAGAACACTGACCGGTTTTGTCATCTGATCAATGATGTCGACTTTGGCTTTGGTCCCATCCTTGGATAGCAGGGTGATGGGATAACGGTATTCACTGGCCACGGTTCCGTCATTGTAGGTGAAGTTCGATCTAATTGATCCACCTTGATGAGGGACTATGTCAACACAAAGGAGCTGATTTTTTTTGTGGAACTGGTTGACTAGGCTAGCAACCGGCATAAATAAGTCTTTTGAAGTGTTTTTAGCGAGTGTGTTCTGACCATTACCTGGAAGGTTAATGGTTTGTTCCACTTCAATAGCGTATTGGAAGATTGGGTGAGGTAGCATTGAAACCATCTTCTCAATAGCGTCGTGTTTTTTTAGGAAATCATTCTCGTTTAGGGGAACTGTGGCCCGTGTGGTTTGATCAAAGTCCTCACTCAGGATGACGGTGAAAGGTAGGTTAATCGCTCTTAGTGGTGTTCCACGAATTCTGAAATCGGCATATCCAGTGCTCAATTTGTGGAGTGAATCAAAGAAGGATCTTACCGCAGGAGCGGAGGTGGTAAGGCCTTCGATGAAGACGCCGATGTTGTCGAGTTTGATGGCGAAATCGTGAGCGTTAGTTGGCAGCTGCACCGGTTCAGCGTTGAGAGTAAGTATCTCTTGGAGCCGTGGCCGGATTGCTTGCAAAAGGAAGTTTTCACGTTCGTTTATTGTCCTGTTCCCGAAGGAGAAGGCTAACATGTAATCAACAATTATTTCTTTACGGAAGTGTTGTGGAAACATCATAAAAATAAATACCGGCAGAGGCACGGTATAAGCGTTGATATCTGAAATGTCGTGGTTAAAGAGTGGATAGAGTTTGTCTTGTATTTTTGGTTCAGCGACGAGAGGGTCGAACTTCAGGTCTGGAGTTCGGTCTTCTAGCTGATTGAAGGCACCAATAGACATCGAAGATGTCATGGCATGGTGGCGCAGGGTTTTGTTGAGGGCAATGGGAAAAAAAGATGATGAGGTTACATCTGCAAAATTAGAAAAGTAGTTGTAAAGTCCTGTGTCCCAGAAGACTCTATTGTTCTCTGACCGGAGGGATAGGACCTTAAACACATCTGCGATGGGTTTCTGAACATCCATCATTGTTATCCAGTTGTTGTTAAAAGTTTTGATATTATTGGTTGAGTCAATAATTTCAGCTTTCAGGGTGGATAGTGATATGTCTTGAGTAAGAGAGATCGATCTGGCAGAAACGTCAACCGTCTTGGCCTTCTTGAGGACGAGCTTGTTACTCACTTCAAAGGTGTCATATCTGACAATTTTGTAGCTGGCAACTGGGTTGTGTTCGTAAACGGGTACATAGGGTACGCTCTGGTTACGCATAGCTCTTGTCAATAGCCTTCTTACCCTGTAGAAGTAAGATGCGCGGTTGTTGTTGGTGTCAGCTCTAGGAGTGTCCGGGATTAGGTGGGAAATGGAGGAACTGATTTGTTTAAGAGAAATGACCCCTTTGGAGGAAGAGGTCTTACCTAGTACATTGGTCATAAAGTTTGAAAAAGTCGTGGATGCGGGGGGGAGAGTGGCTGTGTCTAACTGAGAGGTTAGAGGAATGTTCATGGTCATATCTGTATTGCGAATAGCGTTGTACAGATTTGTTTGAGTGTCGAACATCTTCTTAATCTCAGTAGATGTGGCTTTCCTGTAGAGACCGGAGCCTTTTGTGTTTTTTCTCATTGGGCTCCAGTGGTATTTTTCACCTCCGTTCTCATCCTCTAGGGTCATGAACGCAAGGTTGTTTTCACCTTCAGGTTGCATCCACTCTTTCTTTTTTAGGTCGTAAACACCAAATGCTTTGATCTCATCGTTGGCGTTATTTAGGTCGGAGAGGGAGAGTGGTCCCTCAGGTATAGTTGCACCAAGATCAGGATTGATCATGGTGATAGAATGTTTTCCGCATGAATTGTCGCTGTTGAGCAACATGTCGGTGACCCACTCCGTGCTGTTGATTTCATGCATCAGAGGGATTTTGTCGAATTGTGAAGGTGAGTTACCTTCAGAGTTCTCAAAGTTTCCAGCCTTGCGGAATCTGACTGGAACTATTGTATTTACAATATAAACGGGAGTGGACCCGTTATATTGGTAAGGCACGAAGAATAGTCCGTGCTTTAGGTTGATTGCTAATGGGATGTTGACATTAGCGAAGTCTGCCAGTGAGTATACTGGCTGTGTAGAGAATATTTTCTTGACCACTTCTGAAGTGGTCATTTTGAAGTATCCCATGAGGAGGTTGGCCTTCGTGAGAATTTCACGAATGCGGCTCCCTTGGGGTAGGGCAGCTTTAATAGCTGCGAGAAACAGGGTCCTGTTAAAAGGACGGGAGAGGTCGTGGCCGTTTACTGAGTTCCACATGGCTAGACACCACTCCGTAAAGGAGCGGGGGTGGGATACCCAGCTTAGGTCAATTTTCTTTTGAGGAGATAGGCCTCGCTTTGAAGCGATGAACTCCTCGATGAATAGTTGAGTCTTTTTGTTGGCTCGAGACTCTCCGAGCTTAAAGGTGGGCTCTTTAGGCGTCGGCGCCGTGGCGGTAACTTCGCCCGTGTGAGCGAAGCGACAGTTGAGACCATTACGGCAGCGGCCCTGAGCATAGAAACGACATTGCACAGAGGCAAGTCGAGAGTTTTGGTTTCGTGCTTTCTGCACGAGTGGGATGAGGTGTTGGAAGCTTGAAATTGGGGCTCCCTGTTGGGGGCGGGTGTTTGGAACCGCCGGGGGTAGGTTGTCCTTAACAACCAGGGCGTAGGGCCTGGTCGCATAGGGGATTGGGGGGGGGGTGAGCATTGGGTATTTTCCCAGATCGGGAAAGATTGGGTTGGCCATGTGTTTGGCCAACAGAGCACGGGCTCTGGGAGAGGGAGGCGACGTTGGGGTGCGCCTCTGGGGGGTTGGGGGTCGGGAAATGTTTTTCCCGGAAATTATGTCATTGACCGTTGTCTTGGTCGGGTCAATGGCGATTCTCGTGTTGAGCTTGGCTATAATAGCCTCAAGCTCCTTGATCCTGATCTGATCAGGAGTTAGTTCCTCAACTGGTGTGAGGGTTGGCGATGGCGGGAGAGGGATGTTGGCTGGCTCCGGTGCCACCGGGGTGTTGTGCTCTTTGAGCATGGTTGTCAACTTGTCGTTGCGTGCTTGGATAGCAGCAACGTGGGCGGTGGACGCCACTCGATTTTCCTCGACGAGTTCATCGAGGGTAGGTTCGTCTTTCTTAGCCGACGAGTTAGCTGCGTTGGCAATCATTTTGCCAACGACGTTGTCCTTCTTTCGGACAAGCGGAGTTTGGGGTGCGAGCACCCGGTCCGTGGGAAGCGACTTCACAATGTTTCCCTTCCACGCTTCTTGGTCGATCTCGACGTGTACCTCCCCGAGGTGAGCCATTACCTGCATAGAGGCATTGGCCTGGTCAAGGCGGAATCCACGTTTGGTGGCGACAAAGTTAATGCCTCGGCAAGAGGCAACCTTCTTTGTTGCTATATCTTCCAGGATAGAAGCCAGCGGAATCTTGACGGTGATCAAGTTAGACATGTTGCTGTGRTGGTGGGTAAATAGTGTAAAGGTATAAAAGTATGTTTTTATATATTTGCTTGGTTTTGAATTTTTTGTAGATAAAATTTGTCTGAAGATCTTTCAGAGCAAGAGCTGCGAAAACTGTTGTATGATATTTGATAAGGAGAC